TCGGGGCGTATTTCGGACTGAAGCTAATCCCGGAATTCATCGACAGGCTCAAGAAACCTGAGTAGGCAACTTAGTAGGTAAGTAGGTAGGTACGTAAGCATGAAGGCAAGAGCCGTAACAGCAGGAGTTTGTATTCTTCTAATAATAGGCTTAGCTTCGGCGAACTGGTTTGGGGATATTCTTAATCTGTTTGGATTCAATTCTCTTAATGAAAAAGAAATCATTACTGATGTTTCGGCTCAGGCTCTCCCAGCGTTTAACGATACCTTCCAATACGAATCCATAGACGGAAAAGTAGTCAAATACAGTAACGGGCAGGAGGTCTCAAGAATAGTCGGGGGAAATAACTGGTTCTATCGGTGCGACAACGAACTCCGCCCCAAGTCAGAATATGACATAAACACGGGCTCGTGGGAATATCATGTAGAAGACCTGGGAACTCAATACAAACTCTCAACCGAAAAGGGTAGCATAACCATCCCGAAAAAGACCTGGCTGACCTGGAACTTCAACCACGACAGGATTTCCTTCGACTTTCAGGCTACGAAATCGCAGCTGATAGCGAGAAGCACCGCATATAACAGCACCTGCAGATACATAAAAATCGGAAACGCAAACAGCTGGAAGAAGATAGGCAAGGCTCTCTGGAACGGGGACTTCAACTGGCGGGGGGATATCAAAATCAGGGATTCTGGAACTCTCGTAAATGTCACCGACCCAGAATTCAATGAAACCTATGAGATTCTGAATTACAACTATTTCAACAATAGTAAGGCGAGTTTTCATGTAGTAGGAGAGAAATTATATTGGCTGATTTGCGACCTACAGTATTTCCAGACTGGCGTTGAGCCGTTTTACTTTAGCTCGGAATCGTATCACATAAACGGCACGGCAGGAGCGGATTTCGGATGGGAGAATATGACATTCTCTGGAACTGTCGAGGTCAAGGGAACTGGAAATCTTGAACTGACACAGAAGGTTGATGATTACGTGGCATACTGGCGGTTTGATGAGAACACGGGAAGCACGGCATACGACCAAACGGGAGTTAATAATGGAACTCTAACTAACATGGAGGCAGAGGACTGGGTTAGCGGAAAATATGGGAGGGGGCTGTATTTTGATGGGGTGAATGAGTACGTATTAACAACATATTACCCTGACCCCCGCAACGCAACGACGTTGTCGTATTGGGTTAATTGGCATACATTTGAGGAAAATGAGCTAACTGGGTGTCGGACTATTGAGGGGGACAGATTTTATCTTGGAAGCGACATAGGCGGTTACACTTTCTTTGGGGTAGGAGATACTTATCACGATGAGGCCCACGCGATATCGCATGACATGAGTGAGAATAATTGGTATCACGTAGCTATGACAATCAACGGGAGTATGGCACGGTATTATGTTGACGGCATTGAAAAGGACTCATTTAGCTATTCTGCAGGTGGTGCAATAACAAACGGTTTCGCGGTTGCTACACAGTATCCACTAACAGGTTGGGAATCTAAGGCTACGAAAGACGATGTTAGAATCTATAATCGTGTTCTTTCATTATCAGAAATCAACCAGACCCGTGACAACGAACACAATGAATCAGGAAACGCAACCCTTACAGACGCCTGCTCTGGCTCTAACGTAATCAAGTGGTTCATCCCCACTCATACAAACACATCACAGAATAACATCTCAGTCTACATAAACGAAACCCTGAAATGCTCCGCCTGCGTGTCTGGGACTAATTACTCCACGAGCGATGAGGGGGATACGATACGGTTATATTTCCAGACTGGGAATCTATCGACCACCACGGCGGTAAGCGATGTGGAGTTCGGATGCGGGGCTGCTACAGTTGCAGGAAAGCATTGGATCAACAAGTTCAACAGAAAAACGGGATTCCCGTCATTCAATTAAAATTCATATAAATCTTAAAGGAGGAAAAACATGAAAGCAAAAACAATATTCGGGATTTTGGTGCTCCTGATGGCATCACTTGGACAAGGACAATTAGTGATAAAGGAGAATACAGCCGTATCATTACCGGTCATTACCGGTCATTCTGATAGACGACACTGATTTCAAAAGCCAAGAAACGGGAGTAGGCGGAGGCTCGGTTACGGTAAAACACAAACACGCAGCAGATTCAAGCTGGACTACAAAAGATGTCTCCGGTTCGGGATGGGACGAGATAGGGGATGGAGTATATGAGATAGATTTCAATACTTCTGATATAGGCTCTGAATCAGCAACGAATCAAGGAATATTTCTATACATGGTCGAAGGAACTGGGTACCTGACATACTATGGCTCAGCCCAGATGATTCCGCAAAGCCTAAAAGAGAGTGAAGACGATATCAATGCCATACTGACAGACACTAACGACATAGAGACTGATTTAAATGACGGAGTGGCTCTTACGTCAGCAACTGAGACTCAGATAGATAATATAGAAGCAGACACAAACGAGATTCAAGGCAACCAAAGTAACTTTATAACTGCTACTGGGTTCTCTACACTTACTGCTTCCGATAATATAGGGATTAATTGGGCTGATATTTCAAACCCGACAACGGAAGTCGACCTATCCGGAACTAATATCTCCACAGTGGACACGTGCTCGGCTCTGACAGCGAACAACGACAAGACAGGATATGGATTAGCAAACGATGCGATAACAGCAGCCAAGATAGCCGCCAACGCAATAGGCTCGTCAGAGATCGATAGACGCAGATTCCATAGCAGCCAACGCATTCACAGCAGCGAAGTTCGCAAGCGATTTCTGGACTACCCTGCAGGATTATGTCTGGAATGAAACAACGAGGTTGATAACCGGATTTACAGCTTCATGGATAGATTCAGAGGCGATAAGCGAAGCAGAGCTTAACGCATCGCATGGAACTGGGTTGTATAACACGTCTACAAGTTGTGCATCAACCTCAGATGTAAACAATGCAAGGGATAATATAAAAGCTAATGTGACGGCTGAACACACGGCAACTAAGGCTCACGGAGATAGCAACTGGGGGGCGGGTGCAGTAGACAACAAGAGCGAGATATACGACTACTTCATAAGCGGAAGCAACGAAGACCAGTTCAAAGCGAACGTGTCCTCGCTCCCGACAGAGGATGAGATCTGGCAGAGGGAAATTGACGACGACAAGAACGTCACCGCCGAGGAAGCCCTCAACGATACGTACCACAGCATCTTCAGCTGGGGGGGCTCAGGATGGTAAACTGGATGTACCAAAACATAGCCGAAATCCTGCAGTACAACGCTAAAAACAACGCCACAGGAGCCACATGCAAGATAAGGATAGTCAAGCTGAGCGACGGAACCAAGACAATAAACGACGCGAGCATGACAGAGGTAAGCTCAACCAATGCCCCGGGACTGTATCGCTACAGCTGGACTCCGACTACTTCTGGCTGGTACATAGCATACATGTTCGAGGGGACATTCACGAGCCCTACGTGGCTCCAGGTTAATGTTATCGAGGTAATCTAAATGGCAAGAAACGCGTACATAGGAACGGCGACAATTTTGCTGTACACCGCAAAAGGAAACGTCACAGGAGCGACCTGCAAGATAAGAATCGTGAAACTCAGCGACGGGACAAAGACAGTAGATGACGCATCCATGACAGAGGTAAGCTCAACCAATGCCCCGGGACTGTATCGCTACAGCTGGACGCCCACCGCGATTGGCGGCTATGCGGCATACCTGTTCCAAGGCACCTTCGCGTCCCCTACGTGGCTTCAAAAGGAAGAAATCGAAGTTCTCGGGGCGACGTCGGCTCCTCCGGTCGGGAACTACACGACCGCCGCGCTGGTAGCGAGCGCGCTGCAGTTCGAGGAATCCGGGGACACGAGGCTGGTGTTCGACACGACATCGAAGCCGACACTTGCGGAAGTCAATCAGTGGATCTCCGAGGCAGAGGATCTGATCGACGACGAAACTCACCACTCCTGGAAAGCCACAACAGTAACCGACGAGCATTACGACTTCGAAATAGCCGAAGAAAGCAAGAGCTTCTTTCGCCCGAGACGAGGCAGCAACGCAGATGAAAAAATAGTATTCCTAAAACACAGACAGATAAGGACCCTAACTACGGGCTCGGGCGACAAGCTCGAGGTCTGGGACGGTTCGCAATGGGTAGACTGGATAGCAACCGGAAGCGCCTACACCGAGGGACGCGACGAGGATTTCTGGCTCGACTACGACCAAGGAATTCTGTATTTCGCGAACAGCTACCCGAGCCGCAAAAAGAACGCCGTGAGGATGACCTACCGTTACGGGGCGAGCTCGGTTCCGGGGGACATAACCAGATTAGCCACAACGATGGTAGCTTCCCAGATACTCCAAACAGACACTTCCGACCTGTACGTGGCTGGATCGGAAACGCAGAAAAAAGAGGAAGTCCTGAAACGCTGGGACGACCAGATCAAGAGAATATTAAACAACAGGGCCGAGGTGAGACTACTGTAAAATGGCACTTCCCGAGGATCCGTGCACGGAGCTCAAGAGCATACTGGTCGACAACTGGGATCCGACCAACACAGACAATGTAACCCCTACGATCAAGATAAGCACAGAGGGCGGATACAACGTCAGGTGGAACTACCAGGGCAGAGGCGCGGGACACGGGGACATGATCTTCCTTTACTCCCTCCCCGGAAACGAAACCCCCGTGGGCCTCGGATATACCCACGTTCATTATACTCGAGTGGTTAGCATAAATCTTGGGACGGTCTACAGCAGGGCACGATTCACTAAGCTATTTAACGAGGTAAGAAGAATAATCCACTTAAAGAGAAAAGGAGTCAATTATGATGAGTGTATATTCCTCCGGGACAGCGACCAGAGCAACAAGAAGACGGGTTTACATAAGAGCATAATCGATGTCGAGCTCAGGATGTGGGCTGAAACAGCATAAAATTAGATACTCATAAAAAAAGCAAAATGGCAAAATACGAGGTAATAGGAAAAGACCCCGAGTACTGGCTCACGAGGCTCAGAAGATTCGCCAGGTCCGGGGAGATTATAGATGTAAACGAGACAGATGAAGAATGGGCCGACAGATGCCCTGTTCTGAAACGAATCAAGACTAAAAAGGAGGTTAAAAAATAAAGGAGGTTAAAAAATAAGGAAAAATGGCAACACCAGGAAGCAAGGCACAGATTATGTACGGCAGGGAGACAACCTACGGAACGGCGGTATCGGTGACGAAGGTATTCGACCTCGTGACGAGCTACGATCTGCGCCTCGGGCAGCCCGAGATAGAGGGCTACGGGATCGGAACGAGAGACCAGCAGATCATAGAGGCCGGGGCGATAGAGGGGGTGCTGACGATAGAGGGGATAATCCAGCTCGGGTACCCTATCATTGAGGCAATAGGGGACGCTACGGCCTCTGGATCGGCGCCGTATCTTCACACGGTGGCCCCGAATTCGACAGTGGACGAGGTTCCCGCTCTGACGATAGAGGTCGGGGCGGACATGACCACGGACTCGGGAATAATCCTCGCGGGGTGCAGGTGCAACTCCCTCACCATGAGATTCTCCAAGGACGCTCCCGTGACATTCTCGCAGGAATTCTGGTTTAAGGAGATAACAGAGGGAACAAGCATAACGGCCATGTCGCCTCTGAGCGAAAGCGCGATGCTGTTCAGCATGGGGCTCTTGAAAATACCGGTAGCCACAACGGTCGCAGAGGTCGAGAGTGGAGAACTGACGCTGGCCAACAATTTGTTCAGGACTCCGGCACTCGGAAGCAGAAAACAAAGTGCATACGGAGCCGGAAGAAAATTCACATTTACCGGCGACGTGAACTACGACGGACCTGATTTGCTGGACTTGGCCCTCGGAGCAGACGGCGCGGTCGACGACACGGAAGTGGATGTGACAACCCTGCAACTCTCCTTCGACAACGGGGGATCAGCGGCGGCATCGAGAAAGATCGACTTCAAGACAAGCACCGCGATGATAACCGACTGGGGCCAAAAAAGCTCCATAGACGCGGCGATAATCGAAGACATAGCAGTCACTCTGGGGCTATTGGACGGCGACGCAAACAACTACATCCAGCTGTCGAACAACACGGCCACGATGTAGGGAGCACGAGAAAATGGAAGATGTAAGTATGTACGTAAACGGAAAAAAGACAAAGGTAACTCTACGAAAACTCAAAACACGAGAGCGGAACGAACTAATGAAAAAATATCTTTCGGGCAAGGAGTCTGGCGATCTCAGTGTACAGAATGATTTTCTCTTTCACGCGATGGGCTATGCGATTGAGAATTTATCTGAGAACATAAACGGAAAATCTTGGAAAGACATGACATATCCTGAACGGTTAGACGCTCTTGGTGAATTGGACATCGATGAATATGATAGATTAATCAAAGAGGCCCCCGAGCTCTTCGGGGCAACGAAGGAGCAAAAAAAAACCTGATTTTTGCGCTCAAGAAAAGGCCGATAAAACAGATAATCGAAACCAAGAAGGTGATAACATATTTCATCTTCGCGAACGCATTCGGATGGACGCCGAAAGAGGTGGACGAATGCGACTATGATACGTTAGAGTTGATGCAGATACTGATCGAAAGAAGCGGGACGATGGGAAGACAAAATGAACGAAAACTTAAGTCTGGCGGTCTACATTAAAGGCGTGGTAGACAAAGTAAGCCTCAAGAATGCAGAGAAGCAGTTTCAAAACAAGCTGGGCAACGTAAAGACTACCATAACCGATAAAACCTCCAAAATAAAGGAGGGCATAGGCGGAGCGGTCGGAGGACTGGGCGTCGGCGCAGGGGCCGGCGGACTGATGGCGAGCCTCTCGGCGGCACTGGGACCCATACTGGCGGTTCTCGCGGCGATCCTGGGGATACTCGCAATCATAGGGACATTCATAAAATCCTCGTTGATGGCCCAGAAGATATTCGGAAACATCATGAAATCAATACAATCCATTCTGCGTCCTATAGGGGATATAATCGGAATGATATTCATGCCTCTTATGTTCTTTCTGCGGGTGATGGGGAAGTTCATCACAGCCATGTGGCGACCCTATAGGAGGGATATCATGGAGGCACTTCGGTTACAGTCGCAATACATGAACGAGTTCATAAAGACTGGCGATTCTGAAGCCTATGGGGGGGCGATTGAGGCCGGAGGGCTGGCAATGGGTTTTATGATAAAGCCTTTCTTTGATCTATTCGTCAATTCAGCCGCCGAGGCAATGAAATTCGTATCCGATATTGTCTTAGAGGGCATACGCTTCGTTGGGCACATAATCATAGACGCGTTCATATCTGCCTTGAGTTTATTGCAGCCATTGATAGTCGGAATTGTTGGGGCAATATTCGGAGAGGACATAGCAAAAATAGTGGATGACGCAATCGATACTCTGAAAGGGAAGAAAACGGAGATACATACTGCATTCGATGAGCTGATAGATGGCATAAAAACATCACTGACAGAAAAAATAGACACTTGGAAAGAGGAGGTTAAAACCTCATTCGGAAATGCTTTAGATGGATGGAAATCCGTACTGACTGATCGGCTCGATGAAATGAAATCCCCCGCCGAGCTGGCATTTAGCAGTCTGGTGAGGACGGCAGAAAGAACTCAATGGAGTATATCCTGGGCACTACAAGACCTGGAGACAGACATCACAACATTCGTCACCGAGCTAACGGGACTTGGAACTGCTATAGACACCCTTGGGGTGCAAGTGAACACCTTAAAAACTTGGGTTGAGGCGTTCGGGATAGTTCTGGAGCGGGCCGGTCAACGAATCGCAGATGTACTGGATCGGTTCTTAAATTTCAAACTTGAATTTCCAGATATTTTTGGCGATGGGGGCGGAGGCGGAGGCGGAGGCGGAGAAGCCGGCGACTTCATATTCTCACAAGGAAAGATGCATAAATTCAGCAATCAAGACACTGTGGTTGGAACTAAAACTGGAATGGGAACGAATGTAAACATAAATATTAATCTCGACACCCGCGAGCTCGCAGATCTCGTCGAAAGAACAGTAGTGGACTACGTAGAAAGAAAGCTCGTCGAGCGGGTGGGGGGCTACTGACCAAAAATGGCGAACACGGTAGAGATCCACAGGAAAGCCGAGGCATCGAGTCTGTTCACATTCGACGAGGCAAGGGTCGAGAACGTGGACTGGACATTCACGCCCAAGGGGGAAACAGACGAGTACCCCGGAGAAGAAAAGCCCGGCTGGTGGGACGACACGATCGTAATCCAGAAAATCCACATAGACGCCAGCTTGCACGTCGACGACGGCTCGCTGGACACCCAGATGACGAGCCTCGTAACGGCCATGAAGAATCAGGGCTCCGGAGGCAACTCCGAGAACTGCGTCCTCAAGGTGGACATCAACGGCACCTGGAGAACTCACAATGCCGTGTTTCAAAACATGAAGATCGGGCTGAAAGGTGGCGTGGTCCAGCTCATGAAGGTGGGGATGGACTTTTTGGTGGTCGACCCGGATTTCACGGACGCACTCTAAAAAATGGCAACCAACACACTCAAGATAGACGGCTCGTGGGAGCCCGAGCTCATAAAGATAGAGGCCACCATGGTCCTGAAGCAGTCGGCGGGCAAGATGCTGGCCGAGATCCGGGACTTCGACAGCACCAAGATCGACACTTTCAGCTTCGAGGACGAGATCGAGATCTATGATGGCGCGGTAAAGCTCTGGGGCGGGTACCTAACGGACAAAAAATACAAGACCGAAAAAAGGCAGAGACTGGAAATATCAGCGGACGACTATTCGATACTCCTGAAGAACAGGATAATAGCCAAGATATACGTGACGGACAGTGCAGGAGACCCAGCCGACGACACGGGCCAGGTGTCGAACATAGTGGAGGATCTTCTGACCATGTTCCCCGAGTTCACGACGGACATAACCGCCACGGACAAGATACTTGACAGGTTTGTTTTGGACTACATCAGCGTCAAGGACGCGATAACGAAGCTGGCGAACATGGTCGGCTCCGACTGGGTAATAACCCCCGCGAAGGTGTTCACGTTCAAGCCGAAAACCACGATCACCGCGGCGTCGGAAACCCTCGTCTGGGGCACGAACATACTCAGAGCGAGAAAGGAAAAAACCATCCGGGACGTCCACAACCAGGTGATCGTGATCGGCGGAACAGAAGTAACTAATACCTCGGACACTTTCTCGGGCGACGGAGCGACGAAAGAGTTCGATCTGAGCCAGCCGCCGAGAAATCCATTAAACTCCGTGACGGTCGACGCAGGAGCCAAAACAGAGTTCACTGATTACGACGTCAACTACCGCACCGGAAGAATCGTCTTCGCGACGGCGCCGACCAACAACGCGAACAACGTGGTGATAGACTACGACTACGACAAAACAATAACCGCCGAGGCATATTCGGCGCACGCAGACTACTCAAAAAGAAGAACAAAAAAAGTATTCGATCGGGCCATAGGAACCCGGTCCCTGGCGCAGGACTACGCGGACGCACTGGTAGACGACATGAACGATCCAAAAAACATCTACATAATCAACGCGACCAAAACCCCGAACACGAGAATCAAGCAGTACATAACCGTGACCATTCCGAAATATTCCCTGAGCGCGTCGGATTTAGAGGTAGTCTCCTGGAAGTTCACGGGCCCCCGGAAACGATACGAATTCATACTCTCGAACCAGCCCTACGAAACGGCGGAATTCCTGGGAGAACAAGCATCGGAAATAAAAGAAATGCAGAGACAATCAGGAGACGCCATCGTGACCTACAAAGCCAAAGCGGACACTCTCGCTCTATCCGAAGCGAAGAACAAGTATACCCGGGCGAGAAACGACACGTTCATACTGGGGCTAAATTCCGCTGGGACGGACAAGTCCCTTTTAGGGGCTACCGACGGAGCTGGCGGGGTTCCAGACAAATTAGGTGACAGACATGGGGCAAGAACATAAAGACAACATCGGGCTGAAAGGCCACGTGGAGATATTCACAAGAAATCTTAAAACAGGAAAGATAAAGAAAATATGCGAGGGCCACAACGTCATAACGGACGTGGCCGACTATCTGATAGCCAAATGGGTCGCCGGCCTGAGCAGGAGCACCGAAATAACCCACTGCGCGATAGGAACGGGCAGCACGGCGGAATCCGCGGCCCAGACCACCCTGGTCACCGAGGTCTACCGGAAAGGAGTAGGGAGCATAACCACCGGCGGGGCGGCATCGAGGGACGTCATAACAGAAACGAGCTTTGGGTCTCTGGAAGCGAACGGCAACACGATATACGAAGCAGGACTTTTCACGGCAGCTTCAGCGGGAACCATGATAAGCCGCCACAAGTTCGCGGTGTCGGTCACAAAAACCGTGAACGTTGAGCTAATAGTCAAGTGGACCATAACGGTAGGGTAAATTCAAAATTAAAATAAAATGACATGGAAAAGACAATGCGGAGACATACTCCAAGGAACGGAACTACAGAACCTGGTGGAAAGATTCAACGGCAACGGCGTCTTGTCAGGACTGGCCATCACGGCGTCAGGAATCCCCGACATGGAGACGCACGTGGCATCCGGATCATGGTTCGCCGGAGAGACCAAGCAGACGGACGAAAGGAACGGCAACGGACATAACCCATACAGCTGCAGACGGATCCAATGACAGATACGACATAGTCTACGCGACCACGTCCAACACGATATCACACACCGAGGGCACGCCGGCGGCCGACCCGGTGGTTCCCGACCTGCCGGCGGATTCTATTCTGCTGGCCATCGTCTACATAGCCACGGGCGACGCCCAGATAGTCACGGCAGATATAAACGACTGCAGGCTGGACAGGGTCTCGACAGACTGGGACATGGACACGAACAAGATCACGAATGTCACCGACCCGGCATCTGCGCAGGATGCGGCCACAAAGAATTATGTGGATGAGCGCCTGCCTTCTGGGACTATAGTCATGTGGCATGGTACGATAGCGAACATTCCCACTGGCTGGGTCATCTGCGACGGCAACAACTCGACGCCGAATCTTTTAGACAGATTTGTTCAGGGCGTAGCCACCGCGGCAACAGACCCAGGCACTACTGGAGGCGCGACATCGAAAACCACCGGAGGACCCAGCGAGAATTTTGCGACTGGAAGCTCTGGGTCACAGCGTGCATCGCAAAATCACACGCACACGATATCCGACATCAGACCGAAATATTACGAGATCGCGTTCATAATGAAGACCTGAACATTTATAAGGACAGATTCAGTTATAATTATGACCGCAGGGAACCGAAAGCCAACCACCCCATTCCAATTCTCCAACTCGGTCCCTGTGGCCTTTCCAATCAGAGCAAAATGAGGCCGGAAAAGATAGTCTGGATATTGAGCTTGTCTATAATTAGTTTGGTGATCCTTTTGGATATAGCGATCCTGTCGTCAGCCCACCTGCAGGAGACACAGTTCACCATCTCGACAGTTACGTCCACTACGACAACTACCTCTACAACTTCGTCCACCACAACGACCGTTGAAATCACCACAACGACAGTAAAACCCATCCAAATAACCACATCCACAACATCTACAACCTCGACAACCCTGAAATGCAGACATGGATATTACCGAAAGAACGGGGAAGGGGAATGCCTCAAGAAAGAGCTATTGAAAAGCGTTCCTTCCGGGCTCAAGGGATGCGGCGGCTGGGCTCTGAGATAAGATCCCCGATCCGGCTTATTATTTCTTGTTTTTCTTGAGGTCCCTGTAGAACTTCACATTCTCCTGCGTTGGAGGCATCCAGGACTTAAACACGTTCTTTCTGGGTTTTCTTTCCATTTTTGGTGTTTCTGTATGTATAGTGTTATAGTATAGATACATTATAGGTATTTAAATAGATAGGTTTTAGT